TTACCTTTCACAATCCTTCGATGTGTCCACAATGTGTCCACGTGTCCCAGCCAGAGGGTTCAGATTGACCACATCGGCCAGATGCCCTGGACTGAAGTGGGCGTACTTCTGGGTCATGGCCAACGTGGCATGGCCGAGCACCCGCTGCAGAGTCAAGATGTCACCACCGTTACGCATGTAGTGGCTTGCGAAGGTGTGACGCAGTACGTGGGTCAGCTGACCATCGGGCAGATCGAGCTGGAGCAGGTCGACGACTTTCCGAAAGATGTTGTAACCAGGCCGGAACGGTAGTGCAGCCTGCAGACGCTTCTCGAAGTCAGCGGCGATCGGGACAGACCTATTCTTGCTCGACTTCGTTTTGAGGTACTGAATCAGGCCATTACGAACCTGTCGCGGCAATAACGCTTCAGCCTCCCCCCACCGGGCTCCTGTGGATAAACAAACCTCCGCGATCAAACCAGCATCGGAATCTTCCGCCGCCAGTGCATCAAGCAGGGGCCGGATCTCGTCCGACTCAAGGTAAGCCATCTCCGTCTCGTCAAACTTGAGCTTGCGCACCGTCGCCAGCGGGTTTTCGCCTGTCCACTCCCCCAGCCTGGCCAGTTCGTTGAACACAGCGCGGAGGTACGCCAGTTCATGGTTGAGCATGTTCGCGCTGATGGGCTTCCCTTTACCTTCCGCCTTGCTGAAACCTCGCCCAGGCTTAGTCCTGGTGTGCTTCCCCTCGGCCCTTTCAGCACGGTAGGTGGCAAAGTGTGATGAGTTGAAAATATGCGCTTTGGGATCGCCCATCCGCTCGGCCATGGCCAGCAGCAACTGCAGGCGCTCATCACCCGTTTTCAAGTTCTGGCCGTGCAACTTGTGCCAGAGTTTCACCAGGTCGGACAGCAACCGATCGTCCCGCTTGAACGGCGCCTCAAACTCTCCCCGCGACCCGTCACCCATCACCCGTCGCTCCAGGTGCATGGCTTCGTTCTTCGATTGGACCCGTTTTCGGAAACGTGGGCCATCTCGCCCTTCCGGACGGCAGTCCACCAACCACACGCCAGACGGCAGTTTCTTGATGGCCATGGCCTATTCCGGGCTTACTTGCCCGACCTCAGCCGCAGTCCTACCAGTGGTAAGCCACAGCGCGTACTTCGTGAAGCGCGGGTGATTGGCCACGGTCAGGAACGGTGCCAACGCCACCTCAGTTATCCCTGCCTCGTATTTCTTCCAGGTACTCAGGCTGAAGCCCAGCAACTGGCAGAACTCACCCTGCGTCAGACCTTCCTTGTACCGAATCGCTTTCATCTTGGCCGGCATATCCATGTGCTGCTCCTCTCTTGACAGGTTCCAATATTGGAACCATGATTGGTTCCAGATATGGAACTTTGGTCCCCAATATTCGCGAGAGGTTAACAGAATGCAGATAGTCATCGACACGCCCTACGTCACCGTAGGCGAGTACGCCAAGCGCTCCGGGCAATCGGATACGGCCATCCGCCGTGAGATCGAGCTGGGCCGCTACATCATTCGGCCGAAGGTGGAGGGGTCGAAATCCGCCGTCCTTATCAACCTGGTTCATCTGGCCATGGAAGCGGCGGAGCAAGCAGAGCGTGTACGTAACGACGGTAAGCGGTAAGGGACTGAAATGAACGCACGGATCACACCGGAACACTTCGACCGGATCTACCTTGAGGACGTCATTCCCGCCCTTGAGCGCGACCCGGAACTGGGTTTCCAGGCCAAGGACGAGACGAAGGAGTACCTGAACAAGGGCATGTGCCCGAGTTGCGGTAAGCGTTCCGTGTTCGTCAAGAAAGAGAAGCCCTACCAGCTCAAGTGCAACAGGCTGAACAATTGCGGCTATGAGGAGCGCACCCGCGATCGCTATCAGCACCTGTTCGAAAACCTGAGTGAGCGCTTCCCCTCGACGCCGGAAAACCCCAACGCAACTGCCGACGCCTACCTGAGCCGAGCCCGTGGTTTCGACATCAGCAAGCTGCAGGGTTGGTACACGCAAGGGCGTCGCCAGATGAAGCCATCCGGGGAGTGGGCTGACACTGTCCGTTTCCCACTCTGCGACGGGTACTGGGAGCGGATCATCGACGCCCGAGCCATCGCCGGTAACGAGGATCAGAAGGCCGGTATCAAGGCTGGCATGAAATACACCAACTCCGGGTGGTTGCCGCCTGGGCAGACGATCGAGAAGCACGATCGGGTGTACATCGTCGAAGGCATTTTCCACGCTATCGCTCTCCACCTGGCTGGCTTCAAGGCTATCGCCGCGATCAGCTGCGTGAACTTCCCCTGGGACATCGTCGAGGCCAACGAGGGCAAGATGGTCACATGGGTAGTCGCCCTGGACGACGACAAGGCGGGCCGGACCTACATTCGCAAGCACCTCAAGCAACTGCGCTCGATGAAAGAAATCGGGTGGGTTGCCTTGGCCGGCGAGCTGGACTGGGACGACGTTTACCGTGACGGCAAGCTTGACCAGGTTTTCATCGAGGACGCCTGTTACCGGGGGCGCCTGTTCACCGCCGAGAGTGCGCGGAAACTGGCCTACCTGGTCTACCTGCGTCGGCCCGCTGGCTTCTACCTGGTCGAGTTCAACAACCAGCTGTTCTCTGTTCGGGTCAACCAGGCCGAGCTGACCAAGGCCCTGGAAGACCAAAAGCTGGAAGGCAATCGCGACATTTTCTATGGCGCGTCACGGGTCGAGCAGGTGTCCAACTGCGTTCCGGATCTGGACTATCTGGAGAAGGACGTAATCACCGGCGAGCAGCGTTATCACTTCAGCTTTGCCTTCCCGGATCAAAGCCGCAACTGCCAAGCCGCACTGTCGTCCGGATCGATCGCTGATCCCCGTGGATTCGTAAAGGGCATGCTGGACTTTACGCCTGGCGGCAACTTCGAAGGCGGCGCCCGAGAGCTGGCCTGGCTCAAAGCCAAGTGGCTGAATGACGAGTATCGACCTGTTCGCACGGTGCGCAGCCTGCCGTTTTTGGGCTACGACGAGGATACGGGCACCTACTGCTTCCCTGAGTTCGGTTTTCAGAATGGCCGCGAGCTGCAGGTGAATAGTCACGGGTTCATCGAGGTGAAGGGCCGAGGGATCAAGACTGCGCTGGCCACCGTCAAGTTCGAGCGTGGCGAAGATTTCGATCCGTCCTGGTTCCGCGACTTCGTGGACGTCACCGGCATGAATGGCCTTGGCGCCCTGGCCTGGTGGACCGCTTCGCTCTTTGTGCAGCAGATCGCAAGCCAGCAGGCATCGTTCGGCTTCCTGGAACTGAGCGGTGAACCAGGTTCTGGCAAATCCATGTTGCTCCGCCTGCTCTGGCGCCTGCTCGGCCGGGAAAATACCGAGGGCATCAAGCCGAGCGGATCGGGGGCAAGTGCCGTCGGCCTGCTCCGCTCATTTGCCGAGGTCAGCAACCTGCCGCTGGTACTGATCGAGTCCGACCGGACCTACATCGATGCCCAGGGCCGCACGGTCACCATCCAGTTCACCTGGGACGACGTGAAACCGATGTTCGATTACCACGCCCAGCTGCGCGTGACAGGTGCGAAAACGACCGGTAACGAGAAGCGCGTGGACCTCTGGCGAGGCGCGTTGGCCATTGCACAGAACGCGAGCGTCACCGGCGACGAGGCGACGCTGTCGCGGATCGTCCACTTCCACTTCACGAAAGATGGCCACAGCCTCGCTCTGAAACCGAAGGCCGAACGCCTCAAGGCGCTGCGAGCCAAGCAGCTGGGCGGCTACCTCCGCCGCTGCCTGGCCAATGAAAAGGTGTGGCTGGAGCGGTACTTCGAAGCCTTTGCACGCTACGAGAACAAGTTGATGGAAAACCCAGCCATCACCGAAATGCGGATCTACCAGTCGCATGCCCAGGTACTGGCAGCGGCCTATGCCACACAGATGTTCTTCCCTGACTGGAGCAGCCAGGACCTGGACCAGCTCGCAGCCCACGTCGAGTCCCGCGCTGTCGATCGGCAGCAGCGTTGCAAGTCGGAAGACCCTACGGCTGCGAAGTTCTGGCAGATATATCACTACCTCAACGAAGACGTGGTGACGACGATCGACGGTGACGGCGAGCGCGAAGAGATCCGGGAGACGCTGAATCACAGCATCGACAAAGAGCTGATCGCCATCAACATCGAGCACTTCCAGCAGCGCTGCAGGATGGCCGGCCAGGAGGTCATTCCCGACGTCCAGCTGCGCCGCGCCCTTTACAGCAGCACCACACACAAGTTCATCGAGATCCGCAAAGCCCGTTCCCGCATCGAGAAACGGTCCCTGAACCTCTGGTTCTTCAGCAAACGTGGAGGGGCCTAAAACGTATGGGGTCAACCTGGGCTGGGGGTGTTTCTAGGGGAAATAGGGATTTGTGCGAAGTCCCCTGTTTTATCCAGAACATCCAGAACATTAGTAAATAGATATAAAAAATATCAATAAATACAGGTAGTTGAGAGGGGTAAACGCGTTCCGGTCGTACCAGAACTTACCAGAACAGACCGGAACAAAATCCGTTCCACCATGTTCCGGCAATGTTCCACCCACGACTTTTCACTGGAACATGGCTGGAAGCCACGAGCCACGCGGCCTACAGCAACTTTTAGGGAAAACCCTGTTCCGGAATGTTCCGGTACCACCAGAACATTCTTACAAGGCTGGAGGCCGCGTAAATCGGGGCTTCCAGATTTCACCCCTGACAATGTTCCGGATGTTCCGGACCTATGAGGGGACTACACAAGTTTTTACAGCCACAAGGCACTTAGAGGAGTAGCAACCATGCAAGACCAGCAATCAACCGCCGACTTTCAATTAGCCCTGAGCGATTTCCGCGAGTTCGCGAAAACCAAACTCAGCAGCGACAAAATGAAGATGGATGGCCAGGTCTTTGCTCATCCAGCTGTCCAGCTGGCGTTCAAAGCGTTTCAGGCAGGCCGCGATCCCAAGCCCGCTGGGCAGTTGTTCGCGAGTATCCGCGAGGACAGCGAGTACCACCACCAGATCGCCTGGTGTATCCGTGATGGCATTGGACATCCATTCCCCGTCCGCTTCCAAGCACCAGGTGCGGCATACGACGAACACGTTTTGGCAGGCGGTTTCGGTGGCGCATACCGGCTGGCCGATGTGGATTTGTTCGTGTTGCACGAGGGCAAGCTGTACCGCGTTGCAGAGGGAGGCAAAGCCGATGAGTAACGGACTCCGCACCATGGCATCTGCGCTGGCCGCCATACAGGCCCACCAGTCACAAGTGCCAGCCATCCGCGTCGCAGGTACCCAGGCGCTTAACCGATTGGTACCGATCGCCCTGCGTGACAGTGGCCAGAGCCGTGTCCTGGGCCGCTTCCTGCTGAGCGTTTACAACGGCGAAGACTTCCCCTTTGTCCTGAGTGATCTGCGCAGCTTGGACCTGCTGCTGTTCGAGGACTGCCTGAAGGTGCTGATGATGGACTACACGCCGGATCTGGAGGTGCATGAGCGGATCGTGAACGGCAGCCAGATCTGGCAGCGCCTGATCGAGCAGTGGGCACCGGAGACGCTGGAATGAATGTGCTCTACACCGTCGATGGCCAGGCCGGCTCGATGCTGATGCCCGCGACCTATCTGCTGGTCGCCCGGCCAGAGGACTTGGCCGAACTGGTGACAAGCGACTTCTGGCGCAATCACCAAACCCCGCCCGAGTGCTGCGTGGTGCACCTGCACAGCGTGGACAACACCGACCTGGGGAGCTTTGAAGTTCGAAGTGTGACGCGCCCGGTATTCACGGCCAAGGCCGTGAGCTAGGGCTGAAAGGACAGTGCCAAGGAGTTGCAGCTCCTTGGCACCAACCACCACCAGGAGAAGAAGCACATGCAAGCACTCAACCCAAGCAGCAGCGGTTCGAAGGCTACCACAACGCCGCGCCACCTGCAGGCTACCGCCATCGTCGGCGGGGCCTTGATCGGCTTCCTGGTAACCAAGACACCGGAAGCCCGTACACAGCTGGAAAGCGTGACCGACATGGCCTGCCGCCTGGGCGATCTGAGCGCCCAGGACACCGCCATCGTCCGCCAACTGCTGGCCCAACACCCACGCACCGCATTGAACTGAGGAAAAGACCATGCAACAGCAATACACCACCTCCAACTCCCGCACCGCTGACAAATTCGTTGTCCGGCTCCCTGACGGCTTACGCGCCGACATCGCCGTGCTGGCCGAGGACAACGATCGCAGCATGAACTCGGAGATCGTCAACCGCCTCAAGCGCTCGATCACCCAGGATCAGTTGAACGAGGAGCAAACCAAGCTGATCGGCATGCTGTTGCAGCGCATTACTGAACTTGAGGCAAAGCTGCAGCCTGAAGCGGAGGCCGCGTAATGCTGATCGATGGACGCCTAGTGGCTCTGTGTGAGCAGGATGTGGCTAACGCCCGGCAGCAGCTGGGGCTGCCCATAGATTTCTTCCTGATCGAGGCTACTCAGCAGGTGCACCAAGACACCGGTAACGGCCTGGCCGTCATCCCGCTCCCCGCTGATACATTTGTGATGGCATTCGAAAACACCAACGGGGACCGAAAATATGGCGCCGTTAAGCTGACACCCATATAAGATATATACACCACAATAAAAACGGGCGCTCAGCGCCCGTTTTCACATTTGCAGCTAGCTTGAGCTAGTTCTAGCTACCCAGAGGATATCCATAAGATACCCATTAGGTACTGATATGGTGTCAATATACATATAAAACATATGGCATATATTGACAGGAACACCCTCAAGAATTTAGTCCCACAGTTCCGAATAAATTTCAAGGTCTTGACGCGACGCATGATGACCCACAAACTATTGGCTATGTGCCATCATGCAAAACGGAGTTACGCCATGACACACCCAGCGCCCTGCCTGACCCAGCTGGCTGACGACCTCGAAAACCACGGAAACTTGCTTGCACTTTTAAGCGAACTTCCAGCAATAAAACTTTCCGAACGAGGTCGTATTGGGCTTATTCAATTTTCAATTAATCTGAGAGAGGACTTTCAGAGAATTGAAACTCAGTTTGAGCACTACCGCGCATCGATTGCACCAAGTTGTTGAAATATCTCTTGCTGCCGAGCTCTGGGTAACGCCCGCAGTTGATCGAACACAAGTCTGTCCATCATCTGTGCTGAAGGCGTCAGGGTATGCGAGAAAGTCAGGTGCGCGACCCAACGGTGACCGCAGTCTAGGCAGGTGCAGTACAAGGAAGAGAACTCCCGCGAGATATCGTTCCTAGATGAGATCCGCCCCTTCCCATTACATTCCTTGCAATAAACTCGCATACCCCCTCCCCAGAGGTTCCAATTATGGAACTATTGTGCCATAGAATTATGGCCATCGGTTCAACGCATGTACCTCAAGAGTCAGTTGCAGCTGGCTCTCTCCAACTGACCCGCCGATCTTCCCGTAATACTTCGTTGATCTGATTGAACAACTGACAGATCGGCAGAATCTCGTTGCTGGTATACACCCTGTCGATTTTCTCGATATCCCCGAACCCACCGCTGTTCTCCGGGATGATGCCCGCCAGCGCAGGGTTCATGCGCCAGGCGGCGATGATGTCGTTCCTGGTGATGTTCTTCACCTTCTCCAGTTCGTCCTTCGCCTGGAAGTCGCCAACCGGGATGATCTTGATCGCGTTCTCATGCCCGCCTGGGATGTTCACGAACATCGAGCGGAAGTTACCCACACCCTTACTTGCGCTGATTTGCGAGCGCAGGTTGTCTTCGTCTTCCTCGGACAAGTTCGGGTCATTGGTATAAAAGATGTAGCCCGCATGGGCGCCGTTGCTGTAGTAGCGCCGGCGGAACAGCGTGGCCGCCTCATTCAGCAACAGCGCCTGCAGCCCGCCCAGGTAGTCCGGGATTCCGTATATGTTCTGCTCTACGTCGTAGTCCTTGATGTGAATGATCTCCTCCTGATCGTATTCCTCCTCCTCACCGTTCTGCAGCAACTGGACAAAGCCACCATCCACCTTTACCCGCATGTTGATCGCCGGCAGGTGCTCCAGCTCCAGGACTTGCCCCAGGAAGTTTTCGTGAGCCAGGAAATAGGCTTCGCCAAACACCATGTAGTCCAGAGCGGCACAGCTCATCGTGTGCGCGCTGCAGCCTTCCGACGCGATGAACTCACGCAGCAGCAAGTTGCGCTTGAACTTGGGAATGGCGCCGTGGTGCGCGTTGGCCCGCAACAGCTTGGCCAGGCCGGCGCGGGACACCGGCGGCTTGAACAGGCGCCCGTCGTCGGTTGGAAAGATGCCCAGGTACTCGCCGATGTTGGACGTCAGCACCTGTTCCGGCTCCCCGAACGTGAACACCCGCGTGGGCGGCTGTGCCTGTGGCTGTCTGGCGTGGTGTTTTCTCTGTCGTTTGGGCATGGCTTCCGCTCGTGAGGTAACGGCTCTTGCGCCGCTTGTTGGTGTTCAGGGGTTCGTTGTGCAGGGCGTGCATTACCGCCCAAGCGATGTCGGCATGACCGGTGGCCTCGGTCCTGGAGGCGCTGAAAGTGATTTGGCCGCCGTTGGTAGTGCCGCGCTTGATGGTCAGGAAAGCCTGCGCGATGTCGGTCCAGCCGGCGTCCCACTCGATGCGGCCGGCGCGGATCACGTCCTGGGCTTTCAGCACCAAGGTCGTCTTCGTTTCTAGGCTGTAGTGGATCCGCTGTGCACGCGGGTAGAAGTCGCAAACGACGTCATACACCCCAATACCGACGCCCGTGGTGTCGATGCCGATGTGCTGGACGTTGAAGCGTTCGGTCAGCTTCTTGATCTGGGCCGCCTGGTAGGTGAACGATTGCCCACGCCAGCTGTATTTCTCCAAGATCCGGAAGTTGCCGCCCGGCTCGGCCGGCGGCGCAACCACAACACAAGTGGCGTCGTCGCGTGTACGGCTTGGGTCGTAGCCGATCCAGACCGGGTTGTTGCCGAAAGGTCGATCGGCGTCCGGGTCGAAGTCGTCCCACAGCATGAGGTCGGAGTAGCAGCCCTCCAGATCCTTCAGGCCGAAGGCGCTCTGCGTGCTGTCGATGAACTTGCAGTAGAACAGCTGTTGGAATTTGTCCTCGTCATACTCCAGCTCCAACTGGGCCACGTCGAACAGATCGCAACCGCCGGCAATGGCGTCGTCCAGGGTGATCGTCTTGCGCCACTGACCGTCCGGACACAGGGCGCCCTGGGTGTATGCGGCCTCCGACGGCCACTCGCCGGCGGCCTTTTTGCGGCGTTTGTCGTTGCGGAAGGTCTCCCCCGTCCAGAACGGGTACGCCTGGTGACTGACAGCGCTGGGCGTGGAGAAATAGGTCTTGCGCCATTTCTTGTGAGTGCCCATGGCGCTGGCCACGGTGCTCAGCTTCTCGAAGTCGCGGATCCAGAAGTATTCGTCCACATAGACATGGCCGTGGTAGCCCTGGGCCGTGCTGCTATTGGTCGAAAGGAAACGCAGCTCGGCGCCGTTGCTGAGGACGATCGGGTTACCGGTCAGCTCGATGCCGAACCACTTCTGGGCAAACTGAATGATGTAGCTGCGGAAGATCTCGGACTGGGCTCGGCTGGCCGACAGGAACACTTGGTTGTCCCCAGTCAGAACGGCATCCATGAAGGCCTCGCCGGCGAAGTAATAGGTCAGACCGACCTGCCGACTTTTGAGGATGTTGCGCAGCCTGCAGGTCATCGGGTTCTGTTTCGCCGCGAACAGCTCCTGCTGGTAGCGGTACATTTTGGAAATGAACTGGTCGAGGAAGTCCACCTCGGTCAGGCCGCTGACGTCATTCTTCGCGGGTTTCTCCCGCTTCTTCCCGCCGCCACCGCGTCGCTCCCGTCGCTGGCCCTGGTTGCGATCGCCCTGTTCCCGTGCTGGCTCGCTTGCCGCCGGCGCCGGTGCTGCGGGCTTGCTGGACTGCTTAATCAGTTTTTCCCGCACTGCGGTTAGCCGGTCCAGCTCGTCCAGATCGCCCTTCGTCAGGGTGTCCTGCTTTTCACAGATGAGCGTGATCCTCCGGCTGATCGCGGTCAGCGGCTCCTCATCGGTCAGCATCTCGTCCCAACTGCCCTGCCGGATCCAGTAGTAGATGATCCGCACGTTCGGCAGCTTCAACTGAGCCTGGATTTCCTTCACCGAGGCGCGGCGCAGGTACAGCCGCTTGGCGGCCTCTTTGACTTCGATCGAGTAGTTCATGGGGCGGAGTCTATGCGCCGAAACAGCCCCAAACTCGGCGTAAAAGTGAGCGAAATTCCTAGAATTGAAAGATAGGAATTCTGCTCAAGCAAACCGATTGGCCGGTGCTGATCGGCTCCCTATCGTGGCGCTCATCGATCCCCAGCGAGCGCTTCAACCGATGCCACGATCACTTGTCTCCTACTGGAAACGCGTTGCTGTCAGCGGTCCGACCGCCGACAACCGCGAGATCACCGTGCAGGAGCTGGTCGACTGCGCCGAAACCTACAAGCTGTCCACGTACACCGCCGTGATCTGGAGCGAGCATGAACGCTGGCCTGGCTCCCACGGCACTGTCTTTGCCGTGCGTTTGGTGACCGAGAACGACGACCCCGAACTGCAGCCCGGCCAAGTGGCCCTCGAAGCTCAGCTCAAGCCCAACGACAAGCTGCTGCATCTGAATGACCAGGGCGAAAAGCTGTTCACCAGCGTTGAGATCATGCCGAACTTCGCCAACTCCGGCCGATTTTACCTCACGGGCCTGGCCGTCACTGACGAGCCAGCAAGCCTGGGTACCCAGGAGCTGTATTTCTCCAGGCGTGCCCGCAAAGGCAACCGCTACGACAAGACCTCCTACTTCTGCGCCCCCGTAGAGCTGGGCTCCCTTCGTGAGGGAAGCCAGCAACCGGGCGAACTGCGCCGCTTCTTTAACGCCCTGACCGGCCTTTGCAAGCGCTTCGCCGACACCACCACTACCTCAACCGACGAGACCAACCCGATGGATGAAGCAACAGCCAAGGCGCTCAAGGCGCTGACTGACCAACTCGTAATCATTCTGGCCGGCTTCCAGGCTGTGCTGGAGCCAGCCCTGGAAGGCGTCGATGACGTCGAAAGTAAGGACCAGGTAGACGCCGTGGGCGCCGCCGTCCAGGACGTTGTGGACGAAGCGGACGAAAACCGCGAGTTCAGCCGCAAGGACGGCAAGGGCGGTAAAGGTGGCAAGGACGAAGTCAAGGAACTGAGCGCCCGTATCGAGGAGCTGCAGGAGAACATGACCAAAATGTTCAACTCGACCCAAAACCGCCGCCAGGTCAAACGCACCACTGGCGCAGCTGGTGACAAGAAACGTGGCGGGGGTCTGCGCTAATGGGCGCCCTGTCGCAACGTGCTGCCGCGGAATATCTGCAGCTCCAGGACGACCTGGCCGAGGCGTACAGCGTCAATGACGCCACTCGCACCTTTGCCGTGGAACCGACCCACGCCCAGGAACTGAACGACCAGATCACCGAACGCGTGGACTTCCTGGGTCGTATCAACGTTATCGGCGTGGCCGAAATCAAGGGCGAGAAGGTGCTACTGGGCCTGAATGGCCCCGCTACCGGACGGACTGATACCGACGAGAACGACCGCATACCACGCGACCTCCTGGACCTGAAAAACAATCAGTACGAGTTGTTCAGTACCGAGACCGATGTGTCGCTGAAGTTCGCCACCATCGATGCCTGGGCAAAGTTCCCCGAGTTCGCCCGCAAGTACCTGGAGGCCGTGCAGAAGCGTATCGCTCTGGATCGCATTCTGATCGGCTGGAATGGCGTCAAGGTCGAGAAGCAGACCAACCGAACCCTATACCCGCTGCTTCAAGACGTGAACAAAGGCTGGTTGCAGCAGGCCCGCGAGTTGATTCCTGAGCAGGTCCTGAAGCCGACCGATCCGGCCGTCAAGATCAAGATCGGCAAGGGTGGCGACTACGAAAACCTCGACGCTGCGGTACATGACGTCAAGCAGATGATCGACCCCGTCTTCCGCGACGAAGGCGACCTGATCGCCATCATCGGCTCAGACCTGCTGGCCAACGAAAAGGGCAAGCTGTACGCGACCCAAGGGCAGACCCCGACCGAGAAAGAGCGCATCGAGAGTGCCCAGGTGATCGATACCTACGGCGGCCTGCCTTCTTTCGTGGTCCCGTTCTTCCCAGCCAAGGGCATTCTGGTCACCTCCTGGTCCAACCTTTCGATCTACTTCCAGGACACCAGCTGGCGTCGCCACCTGCTCGAAAACCCGAAGCGCTCCCGTGTCGAGGACTACAACGGCCGTAACGAAGGTTACGTCATCGAGCAGCTGGGCAAGTTCGCCTACCTGGAATCTGATGGGGTGGAAACCGTATGAGCCTTGCACTAGCGCACAAGCGCCGCGTGCTGGAGCTCGGCACCGCTGCAGTAGCCCAGGTGGCTGCTGCAGCGGCCATGCCCTACTCCCCAGGCGAGGCCCTGAGCAGCCCAGCGAATGCTCGCAAGCACCTGAAGCTGATGGAGGCCAGCCTGGACGCGGACCTGGTCCGTTTGAAGGCGATCCCGAACCTCGCCGGCAAGCAGGACCTCAAGCGCACCGAGCTGCTGCCCAAGTACCAGGAGTACATCCAGCGTTATCTGGAGTCTGGCCTGCTGCTGCAGAACCGCGTTCTGGTGCAGGTGATGGTCTGGCTGTTCGACACCACCCAGTTCGATGACGCCCTGGAGCTGGCAGACATCGCGATCGAGCAAGGCCAGCGACTGCCGGCGACGTTCAAGCGCCAGGACATCCAGACCTTTATCGCTGATGCCGTGGGCGACTGGGCCTATGCAGAGTACGAAGCCGGCCGCAGCCCCGAGCCCTACCTGTCGGACCTGTTGAAGCGTGTGGATGGTGAATGGACCCTGCCGGAGCAGATCCCGAGCAAGTTCCACAAGCTCATCGGCATGCGTGCCATGGATGCCGAGCAATGGGATGTCGCCCTGTTGCACCTGGAGCGTGCCACCGAGCTGTACCCCAAGGCGGGCTGCGGTACGCGCATTGAGAAGTGCCGGCGCGTCCTGGCCCGCCAGAAAGCCGCCGCCGGCGGTACCGAATAACCGACTACCCCCCCAGCGGGAACCCGTGAAACGGAGTCGGCCATTTATGGCCAGCCCCCGCCGAAACGGTGTCTCCCGCCCTATTCGAGCGATCAGCGATGAGCTTTTCAGGCAAACCCTCAACCGTGGTGGAGCAGACCATCGAGAACAACGGCTTCTGGCCGGACCTCTCCCTGGCTGAATACCAGAAGGCTTACCGCCTGCCCGGTGAGTATCTGAGCGAAACGCTGGTCACTCACCTAACAGTCGCCATGGCCGAAGTGAACGAAGACCTGGCCAAGCTGATGACCAGCTGGCAAGGCCTGGGTATCGCCGAGGTGGCCACCGCAGACTCGCAGCTACTCCCGGAGCGAACCTTCAAGGTTGAGCTGTACAAACGCGCCGTGTACTGCCGGGCCAAGGCCACTGCCCTGACCGACTTTGCGACCGTTACCCGCCGCGAAGTGGCCGAGAACACTGGCAAGGAGGCGCCAGAGCGCGCTGAAACCTACCTTGCATTCAGCCAGGCTGCCGTGCGAGCCCTGCAGGGCCGCAGCCGCATCACGGCGGTGCTGCTGTGATCAAGCTGCAGGCACTGACCCGGTACATGATCGAGCGTCAATTGGTCCTGCCTGAGCAGCTCGACAGCTGGACCGACCAGGTGCAGATGGATCTCGTCTGGAAACCCGGCGAGGACGGCATGCACATGGGCGACATGCGCTACAGCGCAACCATCGCCATCGAGCGCTTCGCTGATCAGCCTGTGCGCCTGTTCGCGCTGGTGGGCAGTTGGCTGGAAGAAAACGACAAGGACCGCGACGACCTGCCCGCTGTGACATTTGACGTGGTCATGCTCGACAACGACCTGGCCGACGTCGACATCAAGGTGCAGTTCATCGAACCCCAGCACCTGGTCGAAGATCCTGCCGGCGAGATCCAGGTGCACGGCAGGACCTGGGCGATCGCGCCGTTCGAACTCTGGGTGGCTGAAGACGGGGAGGTAAGGGCTCATGGTGCCTGATCACCTGGCCCTGGACGTACGCGGCATGCTCGAGGCCGAGAATCTGCTGGCCCTGCTCGACCTGCCGCTGGCCAAGCGCAAGCGCCTGCTCAACAACGTCAGCAAGCGCGTGCGCACGCTGAGCCGGCAGCGAATCCGCAACCAGCAGAACGTGGACGGGACCCCCTTTGCCCCCCGCAAGGACAGCAGCAAGGGCAAGAAGAAGATGGAGGCGGGCCTGGGCAAGCTGCTCGAGGTCACCCGCCTGAGCGGCGAAGAGGCCGAACTGGGTTGGCGGAACGCCCTCACCCGCTGGGTCGCCTCGCAGCAGCACAACGGCGTTTCCGATCGCCGCACAGCAGCCCAGATGCGCCAGTGGAACAAGGTCCCGCCGGGAACGGCAGCGACCCTTAAGCAGGCCAAGCGCCTGCGTCAACTGGGGTTCAAGGTCCGCTTGGCTGGCAAGAAAGCCGCCACACGCCCGGCCGTTGCCTGGATTCAGGAACACCTGAACTACGCCCGAGCGGGCCTGCTGATCCGCATCTTGGACACAGAACGTAACGCGACCTCTGGCGCGCAGAGCTGGGAAATTTCCCTGCCCGCCCGCCAGTTCCTGGGCGCGAGCAACAGTGAAACCAGCGAACTGGTGAACCTGGTGCTGCGCCAGATCCTCAACTCACCTGTTTAACGAGGCGTACATGGCACTCGGCAACGTCAGCGTCAACAACCTCAACCTCGGCCAGGGTGCTGTGACCGAAGTTGAGCGCTATTTCCTCTACATCGGCCCTGCTCCCAAGAACGCCGGTCAGATCCTTGCCCTGAACCAGGACAGCGACCTGGACGTGCAGCTGGGAGTTGCGGCCAGTGACCTGAAGACCCAGATCACCGCAGCGCGACTCAATGGAGGCGATCGCTGGGCGTGTCTGGCTATGCCTCAGGGCTCCACAGACACCTGGCAGGACGCACTGACCAAGGCCATGCAGCATGGCTATTCCGTCGAGGCTGTGGTGATCACCAAGCCCGTGACGGCCAGCGCCGAACTGACTGCCATGAATGAGGCGGCAGTTGCCATCGGCAACACCTATGCCCGCCGCTTGTTCGTGATGACGGCGACGCCCGGCATCCTGGCCCCTCAGACCTGGAGCGAGTACCAGACCGCCCAGATGGAGATCACTGCAGGGGTGGCCGCGCCCCGAGTGATGGCGGTGCCACAACTGCATGGCAACAATCTGGGTGTTCTGGCCGGGCGCCTGGCCAATGCTGCCGTCAGCGTTGCGGACAGTCCTATGCGGGTGGCCACTGGAGCCGTGCTCGGTCTTGGGGACACCCCGGTCGACAAGGACGGTGTCCCCCTGCAGACGGCCACCTTGAAGGTGCTGGATGCCGCCCGTCTCTCGGTACCGCAGACCTACGCGGACTATCCGGGGGTCTTCTGGGCCGATGGCAACCTGCTGGATGCCCCGGGCAGCGACTACCAGGTGATCGAGAATCTGCGGGTTGTGGACAAGGCGGCCCGCCGCGTTCGGATCCTGTTGATCCAGCGCATCGCTGATCGCCGCCTGAACAGCTCGGCCAACAGCATGGCGAGCAACATCAGCAAGCTGATGGCCCCGCTGCGCGCCATGGCCAAGTCCACCACCGTCGGCTCTCAGGTTTTCCCAGGCGAGATCCAGCAGCCGAAGGATGGCGACATCGTCATCAACTGGCTCAGCAAGACCGCTGTCGTGGCCTACCTGACCCTGCGTCCCCTCAATTGCCCGAAAGACATCACCGCGAACATCGCGCTGGATCTTTCCAACGACGCCTCGGAGTAACCCATGTCGGCAAAACTTAGTGGAAAGAACTTTGACGTCAACCTGGGCGACAACAAGCTTCATGTCGAAGCGGCCACCCTGGACATCACTGACAACAGCACCACCGCGCAAACTCGGGGTGTGCCGAACGGCTGGGTCGACGGCGACGTAGGCGCTGCGGGTGAGCTCGAGGTCGACAACACCAACTTCAGGCTGATCGTCGCCCAGGCCAAGTCTGCAGGCAGCTTCCGGGAGCTGGAGCCGTTCGACATCGTCTTCTTCGGCAAAGTCGGGGATGAGGAGTGCCGCATCGAGGCATTCGGCTGCAAGCTGCGCATTTCCAGCCTGCTCAGTATTGACCCCAAGGGCGGGGCGAAAACCACCCACAAGTTGCCATTCGACGTCACCAGCCCGGACTTCATCAAGATCGACGGCGTGCCGTACCTGTCCGCTGCCGAAATCGAGGACCTCACCTGATGGTTTGCCCGTTCGATCGCGCCCAGGACGTGGAGCAGCGGCAGCGCGACCAGGCGATTCGCGCTGCTCTGGCCGGTGTGCGTCCGACCGGGCCAAGCCTGACGCATTGCAAGGACTGCGACGACGAGATCCCGGCGGCACGCCAGGCGCTTGGCGGCATGGTGCGCTGCGTTCCATGCCAATCCGCTGCTGAAATGAGGGGGCTGCGATGAGTGCCAATCAAGCTGCCCAAGACACCGCCATTGCTGTTGTGAAAGCGGCGCCGGCGATTGGCGTGGCGGCCACCGGCGCGACCGGTGCCGTCGACTGGTCGTCCGTGGCCTACATGCTGACTGCGCTCTACATGGTGCTGCAGATCGTGCTGTTGGTCCCGAAGTATCGCCAGATGCTGCGCGATTGGAGGGCCAAGTCATGAGCCTGCGCAACAAGATCCTGACCGGCGCCGTCACGCTCGTGCTGGGCAGCAGCACCCTGATGGCGTTCCTGAGCAAGTGGGAGGGCGAGGGGCAGAACGTGGTCTACGCCGACAAGCTGGCCAGGGGCCTGCCTACTGTGTGCAAGGGCATCACCCGCTACACAAGCCCGTATCCGGTGGTCGTGGGCGATTACTGGTCGCCGGCACGCTGTGCCGAGGTGGAACAGCTGGTGATCAAGAACGGCCAGCTGAGCCTGGCTGACTGCCTGAACAACGACAAGATCACCCAGAACACCTTCGACTCTCTGAGCAGCCACAGCCACCACTTTGGAACGCCGGCAACCTGCGCGAGCCGCGCCCTGGTGCTCATCAATGCCGGGCGCATCGCCGAAGGCTGCAAGGCGCTGGCTTGGGGGGCGGATGGCCGGCCGGTATGGGCCTACGTTACCGACGCCAAGGGCAACAAGGTGTTTGTGCGCGGCCTGCACGCCCGCCAGCTGGACGAAGCGAGGTTGTGCGCCTCATGACTCTTTCCCCGATTCGGCTGCTCCTGGTCGTGCTTCTGGCCGGCCTTTCCGGCTGGCTTGTATTTGACCAGGTGCTGCAGCAGCGCAACACCGCCCGATCGGAGCGCGATGCAGCTCAGAACGAGGCCGCGGGTCTGCGCGAGGCGGCGCGGATCAACGGCGAGCGCCTGGCGACGGCCGCAGCAAACGACACCAAGAACACCCAGGAGCTGAGTGATGCCCTCAAAAACAACCAGGATCTGCGCCGTGCTGTTGACGACCGCGATCAGCGGCTGCGGATCAAAGCCAGCTGCCCAGCAGCAGGACATGTGCCTACCGACCCCAGCGCCGGCGGCTTGGCTGATGGCGGAACCGCCGAACTCTCGGCAGACGCTCGACCGGATTATTTCACCCTCCTCGATCAGCTCGCCCTCAGCAAGCAAATGATCCTGGGGCTGCAGGCCCACGTCCGCAGCTTCTGTACCACCCAACCCACGACTGGAACCGCACCATGACCGAGACCAACCGCACCATCACCCTGGAAGTCAAAGAACAGGAGTTCGACTTTTCCCTGACGCCCGAGGACGTCACCAAGTACTTCAACGGTACCACCCAGGCCAACAAGGTGGCGCCGGCCCACAACCTGCTGATGCGCACCGTCAAGCAGGAGCAGAAAGCAGCCCTGAAGCCGTTCCTGGAAAACCCCGTGTACACCATGACCCTGGCCAGCGCCCTGGTCGAGGAATACGCCCCTGACCTGGGCGTGATCGTAAAAAAGTCCTCGAGCACGCTGACGGCCTGAACGACGACGGGCTCGGCCAGCTGATCGCCCTGCAGAGACGCTGGCTGCCCGGTACCGAGCCTTCAATCGAGAACCTCGGTATTGCGAAATGGCTGGAAGACGAGCACTGGCGGCGGACTGAAATAGCCGTCGCCAATGCCATTGCCCACGCACTGAACGGATGATCCCATGGCAACCCAATCCGCCCGCTTGGCCTTCATCCTGAGCCTGACCGACAAGGTCACCGGCCCAGCGAGCAAGATCAAGAACACCATCACCGACCTGGCCGACTCCGGCGCAGCCAACATTGTGCGTATGGGTGCGGGTTTCGTTGGGCTGCGGGAGTCGTTCGAGGGCCTTTCTGCCGTCCTGGAGCCGGCGCGGGAGATGAACAGTGCCCTGGGCGATGTCAGGGCCATGGGCACGGCCGAGGATGCCTTGTCCTCGCTCAACGCCAAGGCGCTGGAGTTTTCCGTGCAGTACGGGGCCAGCGCGGTCGAGTTCGTGTCCTCGGCCCGCTCCATCGAGGGCGCGATCCAGGGGCTGGTGGGTAACCAGCTAGCCACCGTGACCAATGCCAGCAGCGTGCTGGCCAAGGCCACCAAGGCCGACACCGAAACCACCAGCCAGTACCTGGGCAGCATGTACAACCTGTTCAAGTCCGAGGCCGACAGGGTCGGGCGGGTGCAGTGGGTCGAGCAGTTGACCAGCCAGACAGCCCTGGCCGTGAAGCTATTCCGCACGGACGGCGCGCAGTTGAAGGACGCCTTCAAGGAAGCCGGCGCGATCGCCACGGCCTCGGGCATCAGCTTTGCCGAGCAGATGGCGGTGATCGGCACGCTCAGCAGCACCATGGAGGGCGGCGATGCCGGCGGCCGCTACAAGGCCTTCTTCGAGAACATCGGCAACGCCTCCGAAAAGCTGGGTATGCAGTTCACCGATACCAACGGCAAGGTGCTGCCGATGGTGGATATCCTGGACAAGCTCCAAGGTAAGTTCGGGGATCTCAAGAACGCTGCCGGCAACGCCAAGCTGGTCGAAGCCTTTGGCGGCGAAGGTGCTCAGGTGATCGGCGCGCTGGCCATGGACACCGACCGGTTGAAGAATGGCATCGCCGAACTGGGTCAGGTGCGTGGGCTGGAGAACGCCGAAAAGATGGCCCAAGCCATGGTCGACCCGTGGGAGCAGTTCGGCCAGGCTGTGCAGGCGCTGCGCATTGCGTTCGGCCAGGCGCTGATCCCCATGCTGACCCCGCTCATGAACAAACTGGTCGGCATTGCGCAGACACTGACCCGGTGGACCCAGCTGTTCCCGAACATCACCAAAGCGCTGGGCATCGCCACTTTGGCAGTGCTCGGCATCATCGCCGCCATGTCGGCCCTGACCCTGGTTGTCGGCATGGGCAGGATGGTCTGGCTGGGCCTGGTCACCGTCTGGAAGATACTGACCTGGACGGGCTACCGCTCGATCGCCATGTTCCTGTACCACACGGTAATGGTCACCGGCTTCGTCGCCGGCATGGCCTTGATGTACACCTGGATGGGCCTGGTGCGCGGGGGCATGCTGCTGTGGCAGGGCGCGATCTGGCTGGTGAATGCTGCGATGCTGGCCAACCCCGTGCTGTTGATCACCGCCGGCGTGATCGCCCTGGGCGTGGTCGTGGCCGCCGCGATCGTCTACTGGGACCAGTGGACCAGCGCCCTGATGAACACCTCGGCGTTCCAGTGGATCGCCGCTCAGCTGCAGACCCTGTCCAACTGGTTCGGCTCGATCGGCGGCTGGACCGGCCTGGCCAAATCTGCCTGGGACGGCATCGTGGCCATCTTCAAGGACTCCATCAACAGCCTGATCGGGATGCTCAACAAGATCCCGGGCGTGGAGATCGATGCCGTCTTTAGCGACCTGCCGAAAACCCCGCAGGTCCCCGGCCTGTCCGCGCCCATTGCGGCAACTTCCTCGCTTGGCGAGCAGGCCGAGCAGACCCGACAGCGCATGAGCCAGTCCGCCGCCGGCATCAGCCCCAGAGGACCCACTGCGGTACCGCCGGGCGGCCTGCTGCGCTCGATCCAGAACAGCACCACCAACAACAACGACCAGGGCAAGAAGACCCACATCGAGACGCTGAACATCACCACTGGCAAGCAGATCACCCCCCATGAACTCGAAAACCTGATGGAAATGGCGGCCGGCTGATGGGCATCTACATCGATCTGTTGATCACCAACAATGACCTGACCCTGGACCCCTCGAACCAGCCGCTGCTGGTCGAGGACCGGGCCAGCATCGCCCAGGACATCGGCCACATGATCCGCGAGTCCGGTTTGCTCAAAGCCCTGGTGGCCGAACGTAGCCGGCTGCGCCAGGCCGACTGCATCCAGCAACTGGAGCTCCTGGTCGAGACCGACGAGCGCCTGGTACCGGGCACCGTGCAATTCATCCTGCAGGAGCCAGGCAAGTACCTGGTGACCGCCACGACTGTGGCATTCGGCACCGTGGAGGTAGTGGTGTGAGTGATCTGGACTTCAAGCAAGCGCTGGCCGATGCCGGCGTCCCGACTACCGAGGCCAAGCTGAAGGCCGCCTGGGAGGCGGAAGTTGCCGCCCAGGGCAGCAAGCTGAGCAATACCAGCTCCTGGTCACCGTTCTGGCGAGTCGTCACGGCCCTGGTCACCAAGCCGGTGCTGTGGCTGATCGACTTCATCGCCGGCACCGTGCTGCCGAACTTCTTCGTGAAGACGGCCATCGGCGCCTGGCTGGATCTGCTGGCGTGGCAGGTCAATGTTGAGCGCAAAGCCGCCACCAAGGCTGTCGGACAGCTGCTGTTCACGCGCAGCTCCGTGGCGGGCACGCTGGAGATCCCTGCCGGCACCCGGGTGCAGTCTATCGCCATCAACGGCAACGTCTACGTCATGATCACCACGGCCGCCGGCCAGTTCCTGGACGGCCAGGCGCAGGTGCTGGTCCAGGCCGAGGCCTTGGAGGCCGGTACCGGCTACAACCTTGCCCCGGGCTATTTCTCGATCCTGCCCGAGCCGATCCCTGGCGTCGTCCAGGTCGTCAACGCCGAGGGCTGGTTGCTCGAGCCCGGCGCCGACACCGAAGGCAATGACGACCTGCGCCTTCGGGTACGCAACCAGTTCTCGGCGGTCAACCAGTGGCACACCGATGCCGTGTACCGGGCCATGATCGCCGCCTTCCCGGGCGTGCAGGCCGATGGCATCTATTTCGAGCACGGTGCTCCTCGAGGACCTGGTACCGCCAACGCCTACGTCCTGTTCGAAAACGACTCGCCGGCCGATGCCTACCTGGCGCAGATCAACGCCCACGTGCGCGATGAGGGCAACCATGGGCACGGCGACGATCTGCTGGTCATGCAGATCCCGGAAACCCAGCACCTGGTGCGCGTCACCGTCTGGCCACATACGGTCGTGGGCAGCGAAGGCTGGGACTCGCTCAAAGCGAACATCGCGCTGTTCATCAGGGCCGCTTTCCGCGAGAACAGCGACTACAAGGCCACCCTGACTTACCCGCAGTCCCAGTTCTCGTTCAGCCAGCTGGCCACAGAGCTGCATGAGCAGTTCCCTGGCATCAAGTCGCTGGACTTCGAGAACACCGACATCGTGTCCGAGTTGAGCATTCCACGACTGATCGGCGTGGAGGTGGTGCCAGGTGATTAAGTTGATCCTGCCGTTCTGGCTCGACGGTAAAGAGCTGGCCAAGCTGAAAGCCGCCGCCCAGTCCTGGTGGACAAAGGTGGAGAGCTGGGTGCAGTGGCCATTGCTGCAACTCGACGCCGAAACCTGCCACCTGACCATTCTCAACCTGCTGGCTTGGCAGCGGGACATCCAGCGTTTCGCCGGCGAGCCGGAAAGCCTGTACCGCCTGCGCGTCAAGTACGCCTTCATTAACGCGGTGGACGCTGGCAACACCGCCGGCTTCGTGCGGATCTTCGAGCGTCTGGGCGTCGGTTATGTGGAAGTCCAAGAGCGGGTTTCAGGCCAGGACTGGGACATCGTCCTGTTGCACCTCTCCGACAGCCAACTGAGCGAAAACCCCACGCTGCTGCGGGTCCTGATGCAGCAGTACGGCCGCACCTGCCGACGTTACGACTTCGTCACGATCACCTCGGTGAAGCTCAACCTCGGGGTTGCCGCCTTCAGTGACGACCAGCAAACCCTGGTTGCCAGCCTCGACGATTCGCTGGCGAAGCTGACCGTGATCAACGAACTGACCCTTCTCACTGAAGAACTTCAATAAGGAGCCCCATGGGAGCGAGTATCACCCTGGCCGGCGAAAGCCTGATTGCCCAGAAGCAAGGCGCCCAGCAGAAGCTGGAAGTGACCCAGTTCGTCCTGGCCAATGTGCCAGGCCTGGACGTCAACGGACCGGTCAACCGAGCGGGCTCCGTGCCGCCGGCGGGCCAGATCGTTTACACCGCCGACGTAACGCGCCAGGGCTATGTGAGTCCTCGCCAGGTGATCTACAGCCTGATGATCACCTCGGACGTGGGCGACTGGGACTTCAACTGGATCGGCCTAAAGACGGCCGAGGGCGTGCTGCTGGCAGTGGCCTATGTCCCGCTTCAACAGAAGCGCCGGAACATCCCGCCCACCCAGATCGGCAACAACCTCACCCGCAACTTCCTGGTGGAGTTCAACGGCGCCCAGCAGCTGACCGGCGTTACGGTGGATGCCAGCACCTGGCAGCACGACTTCACCGTACGGCTCACTGGGATCGATGAGCGCGAGCGCGTGAGCAACCGCGACATCTATGGCAGAGCCTGCTTCTTCCAGGATGGGATGGAGGTCGAGCGCAACAGCTTCGGCCTGTTCCAGGTCAAGTTGGGCATGGCCTATGTCGAAGGCGTTCGGGTTGCGCAGACCGTACCGACCACCGTGCAATTTCCGGCGCTGCCGACCCGGGCCTGGATCGATGTCTGCCTGACACAGGATGGCAGCGAGGTCCTGGCCAGCTGGACGGTGGTCTTCGGCGAGACCAAAAGCGACTACCAGGACAGCAACGGCCGTTGGCATTATCTGGTGCAGCTGGCAGACGTCGACGCCAGTGGCGTTGTAACCGACCTGCGCACTTGGCAACCGATCAGCGGCGCGCTGATTGAGCACTTCGCGGCCCGCAATGGTGACTATGAGCAACTGCGTGCCAGGGCGACGACCAAGGACGACGTGGGGCTCGATCAGATCCCCAACGCGATCAGCGACGACCCCGAAAACGACCGCAGCGATGTGCTGGCCACAACCAAGGCGCTGAAAAATCTCAAAGCTGGGATGGATAGCAGCCTGGTCGGGATGGTCGCCCACTTCCCCACAACAGCTGCGCCGGCGGGCTGGCTTCGCGCAAACGGTGCATCGGTCTCCCGCACCGTGTATGCGGCGCTGTTCAACCGGATCGGTACCACATTCGGTTCGGATAGCCCGTCCACCTTCAAACTGCCCGACCTGCGTGCCGAGTTTATTCGCGGTTGGGACGACGGTCGAGGCGTCGATGCCGGCCGCGCCCTGGGCAGCTGGGCACCCAGCCAGAACCTGCTCCACGACCACGCAGTGGAAATCCAGCCAGGCGGCGAGCACAACCATGAATTCGAAATTCCACGCGACCTTGGCCAACGCCAGGACGATATTTCAAACGACGCGTTCCTAGGGGATGAGATCGAGGAGGGAACCGCGATTATTCGTACCAGCACCGCCCCAAATCACACCCACGGCGCGACGATCTCTGGTTCGGGTGGCGACGAGGCGCGGCCACGCAGCGTCGCGCTGCTTGCCTGCATCAAATACTGAGGCCGGCTATGAACACCAAAATCGTTTACCAGATTGACCGTCACGGCCTCTACGTCGGGCAAGCGATCGCTGACGAGTCCCCGCTCGAACCGGGCGTCTGGCTGATCCCTGCAGGTTGTGTAACCGTGGCCCCGCCCAAGGCGCTGCCCGGCAAAGACTGCCAGTGGGACGGCCAGCAGTGGCGACATGTCGAGGTGCCGGCATGAGCTGGGTGCTCGTGCAAATGCGTTGGCCCAGCCAGGCCACGTCGTTCCTGGACGACCTGGGCGGTGTCCAGGATTTGGCCGCCGGCGAGCTGTCCAGCACCGTCGAGCGCGTGGCCGAGTTGGCCAGCCTCGCCACCACCAATCCTGGCCAGGTCGGTGACGCGGCGCTGCAGCTGGCCACCGCTGGCCGATCGGCGCTGGCCACTGCGCTCGGCGAAGCGCCGCAGGCTTTGGTGGTGACGCCATTCCAGAGCGGTGTTGGCCAAGGGAGCGGCTATCAGCGCTACCTTTCCGCGCCGAACCTGCTCAGGCACATGGCGGGCAAGCTAACCGATACCAGCGACGAAAGCCGTCCAGACGCTGCGGGCTATGCGCTAGTGCTTATCTTCGTCGCGACCCGCTACGACCACCTGGCCACCGCCCTGTCCAGCCTCAATGCGCTGCTGCCCATGAAGGACCTGCAGCGCGCTGAGCGGCGAGCCCGCCAGCTGTTCGACCTCGAGGCCGAGAAGTGGGCCTTGCCGGCGGCCGGCGCCCTGCCGCTGTGGGGCAGGCTGCCGCTGGAGCGGTGCACGATCACCAAAGTCTCGAACCAGGTGATGACCAGCCAGCTGGCTGCCCTGGAGAGCTACGCCGACAGTTCGCCTGCAGCTGATCTGGCAGCCTTGGCTGCGCGCAAGGCCACGCAGACCCAGAGCATGGCCCAGAATCTGGCAGCCCTGAAAGAGCAGCTGTCAGGCAGCTCGGCCAGTACCAACATCCGTGCACGCCTGATCGGCCCGGGCAACAACGCTGAACTGGCCAGCCAACTGGTGGCCGGCGATGCCCCGGGCCATGAGTGGCCCCTGTCGGCCGGGGTCATGCTGGTGGGCTCGCTGCCCGGGCTGGCGTTCGTGCGGGAGTTGGTGGGCCTATGACCATGCTCCTCAGCGGCCAGCGGGTCGAAGGCAAGAACCTCAAGGTCACCGCGAGCCTTAGTATCGAAAGCGAGGATCTGTCGGGGCAGACCAGCAACACCGACTCCGCGCACAAGGGATTCAAGCCCAAGACCCTGACTGTGACGCTGTTGATCCGCTACCAGGACCACGCCCATTTGCGCGCGCTGATGGCCTTGGCTGAGGCCACCGAATCGGGCGGCCAGCGCAAGACATACCGCGTCGTCAACGACACCGCCACGGCCTTTGGCGTGCGCCAGGTTCAGTTCACTGACAGCGTCAGTGCCCGCGAAGCGGACACGCAGAAGGCCTGGATGGTCCAGTTCAGCCTGACCGAAAAGCTTTCCAACCCAGAAAAGGTGGAAAAGCGCCGCAGCCCGGCCGGCGTGGCCCAGCAAGCGGCGACTGGCACCGCTGTAGGAAGCACTGGTACCGGCACCGCCAGCGAATCCGGTACCGGCTCCGGCACCGAGCTCACCAACTTTGAGACGGTACTCAAACGTGTCGATGACTTCTTGGGCGGTGCAGCATGAGCATGAGACTGCACAAGGTGGTGACCATCGGCGGCACGGTCTACCCGCTTGTGGGCGATGACATCCGCCTGGACCTGAAAAGTCCAGGGCGGGCCAACCTGAGGATCCAGGCCACGGCGCCGGTCAAAGGCCTGGTGACCGTGGACATCGGCTACAACGAGCGAACCCTGCAGCGCCATTTCCTGGGCTACGCCGAGCGCTGCACCCCCGCCAACGCTGTCAGCCAGGTGGTTTTCTGCCGTGAGCTCACTGGCATCCTGGCCGCGCCTTTGCCGCTCAACCTGCGCCACGCCGACATGCGCACGGTCCTGGACGAGATCCACCAGAAGACCGGCCTGCGCTTTCGGGTTCCGGATCAGCCGTACGCCGCGGTAAAAGCCCCGTTCTTCTACAGCCTGGCGTCTGGCTTCCAGGCCATGGACAGCCTGGCCAAGGTCTTCGGTATCAAGGACTTCATCTGGCAGCAGCAGGGCAACGGCGAGGTATATGCCGGCAGCTGGGCCGACAGCTACTTCGGTAGCCGGTCACCCCTGCAGCTGCCGACCGAGCTTTTCGATGACTACCAGGGCAACCAGAGTGCCGTGGTAGCGGCGCTGCCAGGGCTGCGCCCCGGGGCAACGATCAACAATGGCGAGCGGATCACCTCCGTGGCCCTCTCCGACACCAAGATGGCCATCAAATGGACGAAGTGATCCGCCGCAGCGTAGAGCGCCAATTTCCTGAGCTGGCGGGCAAGTACCACCTGCCACGCTTCGGCAGGGTCATTGGGATTGCCGACGCCCCGGCGAGCTCGAGCATGTGCGACGACTTCCGCCCGCGCCTGGCGGCCGACATCGAGGTCCTGGACGAGAACGGCGAGCCGGACCCGGACCTGCCGACATTGGCCGGCGTACCGCTGCCGATGCCGATCGGCGGCAATGAGATGGGCCTCTTTGGCTTCCCGGAAGAGGGTACGACCGTGGTGGTGTGCTTCGCCTACGGCCTGCCGCACAAGCCCTATATCCAGACCGTGCTGCCCCACGGCCTGAGCCTGCCCAAGATCCCCAAAGGTGCACAGGTCTGGCAGCACAGTGAAGCGGCCCAGCAGCGCGTCGATCCTGACGGGAATTGGCTGCGGCAGACCGACGGCCGGATCCGCGACGACTCCATCGACCGCGAGATCCAGAGCCTCAACAACAGCGAGAAGCACCAGGTCAGTGCCGTCCAGGTTGAAACCCACTCCACTGAATCGGTGGGCGGCATCAAGAAGATCGAGGCCGTGGGCGCGCTCAAGCTGCTGTCCGGCGGCGCCTCGAGCCTGGCCGCCCTCGATGACCTGCACCTGGCCAGCGGCCGCGACCTGAACCTGGCGATCGCCCAGAAATACAACGCAGCTGTGGGTGGCGACATGCTTGAGCGCATCAAGGGGTTTCGGCGCAGCGTCGCGGCGAAGACCTGGCTGGGCTCGGAAAGTGTGAATGCCCTGCAGGTGCTGTGCGACCTGATCGACCTGGTCATCCAGATGAACACCGACATCGCCGGGCACACGCATGGCCCCAGCCCGGTACCGAGCAACGCAGCCAGCTTCGGCGCTCACGCCGTCAACGGCGGACTACTTTCGGGGCAACTGAAGCCCATCACAGGAGCTTGATTTGGAGCTGAAGAACTTCTTCTCGCAGGACCATGAAGGGAACATCACCCCGGATGCGACCTGCTACTTGTACCAGCGGGGTTCGGAGAACCTGGTGGCCGGTCTGCAGTCCGTGAATGGGCAGCCATTGTCGAACCCGTTCACCAGCGATGCCAACGGCCTTGTCCAGCTCGCTGCGCCGAATGGGCTCTACGACGTGCGTGTCGTCACGGGAAATCGGGACTACCGCCTCCACATCCAGTTCAACGACGTGAACGAGACCGTGGACGCTGCTGTTGCAGCTGCCAGCCGGGCTGAACAGGCGCGGGATGCGGCGCAGTTGTGGTCGGGTATTTCTGCCAACACGGCCGAGGGGTTGAACAAGACGCCCCTGAATGGCTATTTCAGCGTCCCCAGCCCGGAATCGACCGAGTACTTGATCCTGTACCAGAACGTGGCGAACGTCGCGGTCGAGGTCAAGCGCTACCCCAGCTCCGAGGCGGTCAACAGGGCGCTCACCGGTGCCATCCGCTCGTACGCCACCTTGGCCTTGATGCAGGCGGACACCACCCAGGAGGATGGAACTTCCGCCGTGGTCACCCATGACCCTGATGAGGCCAAGAACGGCTGGTACCTTTTCAGCAAGCCGGACGGCATCTGGAATCGCTCCGCGAACCAGACCGCCAGCGCAGCCCGGGTTGAGGCCATCGAGAAGCAGATCTCTACGCGTAAGCGGCCACGCAGCAAATCCGGGAAAGCACCGTTCGTTTTGACAGTGGGCGACAAGGTGCTGCCGTTTGCCACCGCCCAGAAGATCCCCAGGTCGAAACTGATCACCGCACCAGGTGCGGTGATGATGCTGGGCGATACGCCAGTGCCACCTGTCATCGTTCGCAAGCGGCCCCGCGGGCCTGGTGGGTATGGTGATGTGGTGATCGTCAGCAACCGGTCTGTTTTAATGTCTTCGGACGCTGGACCGAACAAACAGACGCTCGCCCGACTGGCTGCCCTGGAAGAACAGGCCGCGCAGTCCAAGCCGTTGCAGTATCTGCCATCGCCACCTACCTGGCTGGCATATGTCACGACGGTGAACAACAAGTCGCAGATCATGGTTCACGACGGGGCGACGTACCGGCAAGCGACGAGCGCTGATGCCAACTGGTTCGCGCCTCAGGTCGGCCCATTCAACTTCATCAGCTGCCTGAGCGATAAGTCGGGATCCATCGAGCGCTACACGCTGATGCCGTCCGGCTTCAAAGTGAAGAACATGGCAGTGATCCTGCACAAGATCATCACCGGGCAATCCCTGGGCTTGGGGTCGCGGGGCTACATCCTGCGTGCGGATGGGCGCTACGAGTTCACGCCGGGCGTGTTCGGTGACCTGTTCACTGAAGTGACCCCGGTTGGGTTCGAACAGACCTGTTTCTCGCTGGCCGGCGGCCCCCGCCCGGCAGGCTGGGAGTCTTCCACCGATTACGTCCCCCTGCATGAATACGCCAGCGGCGTATCCGGCGAGACCATCGCCAGCTCCTACGCCACCAAGCTGCGCACCTGGTTGGGCCAGTACACTGCGATCGACCCGAAGATCCTGGTCAGCGTTTCGGCCCTGGGCGGCGTGCCATACGCCTCCCTGAAAAAGGGCACAACGGTCTACCAGAACGCCCTGAGCCAAGCGACCGCCGCCAAGGCGATCGCGGTCAGCAAAGGCCTTCAGTACATCATCCCGTCGATCTCGATCATTCACGGCGAGAGCCAGATCAATACGACCCAGGCGCAGTACGTTGCGATCCTGGCTGAATGGGTCGGTGATTATCGAACCGACCTGGTGGCGATCTCGGGCCAAGAAGTCGCGCCGATCGGCCTTGTGTCGCAAATGCTCACCGGCGAGACCGGCACCATTCCGGCGATTCCGTTGGCACAGCTTCAGGCGCATGAAGAAAACCCGAACCTAAGTCTGATTGGGCCAAAGTACGCTTATCCCTACTTTGATACTTATCACATGTTGGCTGAGGGCTATGTAAAGATCGCCGAGATTGAAGGACGTGCTGAACACTTCTGGCTCGCCGGTAAAAAGTGGCAGCCGCTCAAGCCCGTTTCGGTTGTGGCCGCTGGTAATAAGCTCACGGTGAAGTTCAACAACTTGCCAGATGGCGGCGCAGAATATGCGGGGCCTGTCGGACGCTTGGCATTCGATACCAACAAGATCACCAACCCCGGCAACTTCGGCTTCGAGTTGACCGGCGCCACGATCACATCTGTTGCCCTGGGCGCTGATGGTGCCAGCGTCGTGATTACCACGGCCAGCGCTCTGGCCGGTGGCGAAGTGCTTACTTATGCCCTGCAAAGCGCGATGAGCCAGCCTCAGAACGGCAATGGGCGGCGCGGGAACCTGCGCGATACCGATCGGCGCGACCGGTCACGTTTTGATTACCAGTACCTGTACAACTGGTCAGTTGCTTTCTCGAAAACCATTTCTCTATAAGAGTTGAAAAATGACACGTCAAATCCTGCAATTCGTCGGTACGCCATCTGTTCCTGGACTTCAAACTCTTGATGTTTCTGCAGCTGAAATCCATGTCGCCAATATCGACTCGCTGGTTTATTTCCCGGGTCTGTTTGAATGGGACATCACCGAAGGTAAGTTCATCGATCGGATGACGGACAAGCTTACGCCTACCTATGGCGCAGCTGATCTGGCGGCGCGGTTTGTCACCCTGGCGAACGGCAAGCGCGCCTACAAGCCCGCCTCGATCAACGACACACTGGTGTTCCCGGGCTTCGACACCTCCAAGTCCTTCACCGTGGGGTTTGTGGCCGGGGCTACCTACTCCATTGGCAGCATCCAGGATGCGGCCAACGTGTCGGCCGTGCCTGCGCCTTGGATGGTGCTTTCGGGGCCGACTGCAGGTGCTGACTTCGGGAAGCCGTGGGTGGTCTTCGGGCCGATCACCTCGGGCGGTTATTCGAACTACCCAGGCGCGGCCTTGACTGATACGGCCCTCAGCGCGGTGGTGCTGATCGTCGATCGTGCGAAGAAGACCATCAGCCTGCGGGTCAACGGCATCACGACCTGGTCGTACTCTGGCAATGCCGTGGCCACCACATCGGTCTTCTCGGGGCTCAACATCGGGGTCAGCAAGTATGCTGGCCAGGCCCTCGGGACGCGCCTGGGCGCGATCCCCGCTGCAGCGGGTTTCACCTCTGCTCTGGCCGGAGAGGACCTCGAAATGCTTGAGGATATGTTAATGGCAGCGGCCGCTGCTTGAGTCCCCGCCCCCTAAAAACCCGCCAAGTGCGGGTTTTTTTGTTGAATGCCGCTAAGGCGCTAAGGTACAAAAGCCTGTTCTACAAACAGTCAATGGAGCAGTCATTAGATGAACGATACGCAGTCACTAGAAGTTCAGCTGGGCATGCAGGATCTTCAAGAAAGAATGCGCTCTTTAGCTAAATCGATAAAAGTTTCGAATAAAATACGCGAGCAACGATACCCGACGCTCAGACCTCATCTTGAATATCTTTCCATCCAAAGCTGGTTCATATCACTTTATCTTGGCTTTGCGGATTATGAGCGCTTGCTCTTCTGTGGTCCTGAAGCGCCGCAGGGGGAAGCCGAGAAAAAGGCCTATATCGATCAGCTGTTTCAGGAATGTTATCGCGGATACTTTGATCGTCTGGTATGCCAAATTATAGAAGACTATCCGACTCGGGAATTTGCAATCGCTCCTGCAGCTGAAGCACACCGACGGCAGGACTACGCGCTCTCCGTTCCAGTTTTCATTTCACAAGCGGAAGGTGTCATTCGAGATCATCTGAAGGCAGAGCTTTTTTGGAAAACACAAAAAAATAAATGGGAAAATGTATCAGATGTGGCGCATAGAGAGTTTGCGCAAATTAGTCAACTGGAAAGCTGGTTTGACTACGCTGACGCTTCCCACTGGATTCAATTAATGTCAGATCTACCGGTTGCATACGGCGATGATAAAAGGCATCGCCTTGGATATCAGGGATTCAATAGAAATACGATATTGCATGGCTTGGATTTATGTTACGCAAACGAATGCTACAGTTTAAAAGCGTTTTCATTGCTCTGTCATGCAGCTGGATTGAAGGATATCCAGAAAGTGGATGAGTAA